TATAAGGGAATTACATTGTTGACAAAACTTCCAAATTTAACAAACGCATTATAGTAAGGGCTCTTACAAAAATCATCGTATGTCTTGTCTTTTTTAGCACCTTGTGTTAATCTAAAGAACTTGTTAAACGCAAGGAATCCAGCTTGTACACGCTTTTCATCTTTTTGCATTGCTCGACGTTTTGGCTCGCACATGTGAGCATACAAGGTCTTTTCTTTCATAAAGGCCTTGCCACAATGTACGCAACCAAAAGGTTGTTCTTCTAATTTAATAATCACTCGTATTCTTTCCGTTGCTTTTTATCAAAGCCCATTTTATCAAATAGTTCGTCTTTATCTTTCTTATCCATCATACTAGCCATTAGTTTAATATCTTCCATTTTTCTAGCAGGATAGATTTCACATAATAGTTTTTCAATCTTATTTGCTTTTTCTTTCTTACCAGCGGCTAGATATGGATGATATGCCGGAACTCCTACTCCAGTAACAGCAAACAATTTCCATAATAGTGCTTTATGATTTTTACTTAACTCCCAATGATTTTTATTAACACACTCATTGGTCATTTCGAGGAAGTGAGCTTGAACATCATAGTCACCTTGTACGCTGGCTGTATATCTCATAAGAACAAACGGACTAAAAGATTTCTTTTCTTCATCCGTTAGATTATCATAAAAGTTATAATTTTTTGTGTCAACTGCTTTGAGTTCTCTTTTAATGTCAAGTGCCATGATCTTTAATAGTATAATAGATTGTTAGTGCGTGGTCAAGTGCCTTGGCTAAAGATGCATTTTCTTTAGCGGCCATTCGAACATCGTGCCAAAGTTGGCTTTCTCCGGGGGTGCTCATGTAGTTTCTATGATCGAGCGGATCTCTATGTTGCGGCAAGTTATACCCTACAAGGGTTCTTTCCGATTTACCAAATTCTCTAGCGTACACTTCTCCTCCGTTTCTTTCATAGATGTATGTTGCTCCTGGTGTTAATGATCCCATATTATGCTACCTTAGTAAGTGGGGCAATGTTTGATACTACTGCCCATCGTAGTTGCCCCTTTGTACCGGTATGTTTTTCTGTCCTGTGTTCTATCCATCCTGGAAACATTATTACATCGCCGGAGGATATAGGAACTTTATACCATCCCTTAGATACACTTTTTTTAGGTTGTAGTCTCCAAAAAGATTCTAACGGATCTGCTAGTTCTAGATATCCTGAATTGTTTGGAACATTCATATAGGCTATTGTAGTTAACGGAACACCCCTGTGTATATGAGATTCAGTTAAACTTCCGTAGTCTTGATAATTGACCCAGCTTGATAAACATCCAAATTGTATGTCCATCATATTCCATTTTTTAAAGAGTATAGTGCCTATTTCTCCAGATAACCAATTGTAGTAATCTTGAAATTCTGTAGAGGTGTGCGGCTGTTCATTCTTGTTATTAACTGAACTACCTGTATCACCTTGTCCCAACGCTGTCTTTATTGTTGATCCGTTTATAAGTCTATTACACACAGGCAACATACTTCCTAAGTCCCATTCGTATCGACTTCTCCATACAATATTAGGAAATAGGATTTCTTCAGTCATTTACCAACACTTAGTATAATCAACAATTTCACTCTGACGACTAACATCCTTGACAAAGAACGCACATACTGGCTTCGGTCCAGGTGTTAGTGGAGTTGTTAGTAACTGTCCAGGTTTCATTTTAGGGAAGTACCATTTAACATCTTGATAAACATCAATAATGTCAATATCATGAAACTCGGGTCTAAAACTTGATAACGGATTAAAACAGAATGTTCTAAACCCCCGATCGTTTAAACTTGTTAAGGGCAATACTTCCATATCGGGTCCTGTAGGATCCCCAACAATAGTACACCAGTCTAATGGCATATTAATTGTGTATGGTCCTACTTTAAGTACAGCGGCTGGTGCTGTAAATGATTCCAAGAAGATCAACGGAATAAAGAAATAGTCAGGGTTACTCGAATCACTATTATCAAGTACGCTGAATCGTAAATCTTCATCGATTTCATCTGGAAGTTCGTTCAGATAAAATGTCTGATCGTCTAGTGTTAAAATTTGCATTTAGTATTTTACCTTTTCAACTGAGAACGGATATTTCGCCTCTTTATAAAACTTCTTACGTTCTGTAAGATGTTTTTTCGCATATTTGCTACTAGCAGTTAAGTCCCAAATTTGTACAAAATCCTTGTCATCGGCTTTTCTTATCCCCCGTCCAATGCTTTGGATAACACGGACAAAACTTTTTCCGGGTTCCAAAAGAACCATATTAAAAATACGAGGGATATTAATACCCACAGCGGCAACACCATAGGTAGCCACAATAATCTTGTTATCGCTTGTCGCTACGTCATCGTATTCTTCCTTGCGATCCTTTGTTTTTACTTCACCACTAATGAACACAGAATTTTCTATGTTACTAGTTATTATACGCCCTGATTCAATTCTGTCAACCAGTACTAGTGTATTCCCAGTTTCACCAATACCCTTAACTAAGTTACTAATAAAATTCATTCTATCTTCATTGGTAACTAGATATTTTAGTTCTTCGGGGTAACTGCCAAACTCTTTCCATTCGGCTGTTTGAATAATATTAACATGACAGGTACTTAATACTCCAGACTCTTGTAGTGTATGAGCCTTAACTTGATTAACAACTTCTCCTAGGCCGCACTTGATATTTTGAAAATCAATATCTTCTTTAGGCACAGTTCCTGTTAATCCCCAACGAATGGCACAATTTGCTAGATGATTAGTTAATAGTTTTTTAAGTACTTCGGCCTTGGCCATGTGTACTTCATCGACCATAACAGTTTGAACACCATCAAGAAAAACTGCCAATGTTAACGCATCGTCATCAGTGGAACCTTTGGATTTTTTGTCTAAAATATTTAAACTTTGCCATGTACATATAGTATGTGTTTTGTCCAAGTTCTTTCTATCACCGTAGTACACTCCAACGTCTAATCCACAGTTGATAAAATCTTCTTCTGTCTGTTCAACAAGGCTTTTGTTAGGAACAATAGTTACTGTTCGACCATATTTTTCACAAATTTTTGATAACGTTGCGGTGGTAATAGTCTTACCAAATCCAGTAGCAATCTCTTGGATACATTGCGGGTTTTCGAGGAACATATTAACTACATCGACTTGGTCGCCTCGTAGTCTAATCTTTTCTCCGGCAAATCGATGGCCTTCTGGCCAAGTTGTATCACCCCAAAAATCTTCAGAAACTTTGGCAAATTCTAATACCGGACTATTACGATGATCCTCAATTTCTGGGTCGTAACCTAAGCGGACAATTTCTTCAATTACCTCTGGTAACAGACTCATGTACGTTGTACCACCTAGACCAAAAAAACTTGTACAGCCATCCCAACGGCCTAATTTGTACGCAGGAAGATATCGAGCTTTTTGGTCGAAATATTTGAATTTTTTAACCAAAGACTTGCGTGTGTCAAGATCTAAATTTTCTATCTTAACATTAACTTCGTCTTTAATTACAATTTTACAATATTTCATTATCTTCCAATTCGTCTACCCACATGATAGAATTGTATTTGTCATCTAGAATCTTTTTTAGTGACTGATGACTACCCAACGGATCACAACTAATAACTAGACCAAAATCTATGCCACTTTTTACCAGTGGCTTTTTAATACGTCTACTAACAAATACAACTTTCATGTCTTTTCTAATGGGGGTGTTTAATTTGTTATCTCTAACATAATCATTAAACGCTTTATTTGTAATATTGTCAACCCTAAACATCACCGTCATATCATTTTCAGTGTATCCCAGCGAAAATAAGTACCTGTGCCATTTTTTTAGGTGGCCTAGTTCTTGGTGTTCGGGGATAACAACCATGATAGAATCAATTGAATTAATCAATTGAGTAAAACAGGTAAGCTCGTGCTCTTTTGCCTTAACAGTCATTTCGTGACCAATTTCCTTTTTCAGGAATTTTCTGGTGATAGGCGAAATTTCCGAGGAATTTATGAAATTTTCACATTGTTCGTCCCACACGTCAATACCATATAGCTTGGCCAAAAACAGGGCATCGAGGATTTTGTCACTAGTAGGTAACGGCACACTAGAGTGAGCGTTCTTGAACGTTGGCTTGTTGTTTTCAATAACCATGGACGGAACATAGTCCTCCATTTTTTCCATAATTTCTTGGATTTTTTCATAAAATTCCAAAAATTGTGAATCTGCCGAAAAACCAAGTGGAATCAGGTTATTGCCTAACCAATTGATACTACCTTCAGTGAGGCTGAACATCCATGTCTTCTCATCTGGGTTCCAGTCGGCCCAATCACCCGACTTGTCATTTTTAAATTCTCTCACTTTTTTGACCAAATTTTCGTCATATGGGAAAGATACCTTAATGTAGTGTTTAAATTTAAACTCAGAGTTCTTTACTACTTCAATGCGTTTGGTCTGTGGTGTAAATTCTCTTAGAGGCTGACCCCAAATTTCATTATCGATGATCCTATCAACATTGTGGCCGAGTTTAACAACTAACTGTTGACGATATTTTCGGCATAATTTCAAAGCCAATGACCCCTGCTTGATCGTAAGGGCTCGACCCATCATAATTTGATTGTCAAAACTTGAAATAATTTTTTCGTCTGGTTTGAAGACAGTTGCCTGTCCCCATGCCATTGATGAAATCAAGTCCTCGATAGTCTTAGGAGATTGGTTGTTGAAGATCATATTGTAATATCTTCCATGCCTGCGGTGCGAAGTTTAATAATGTTGGACAGTTGCCATTGTTTGATGTCAATTGCCTTAATGATGCCGAGCCAGTGGTTACGTAGCAGGGCAAATTCGTTAATGATCTTGTCCATGTCTACAACGTCGGCTTCACCGTCAACATATTTTTCAACATCTCGACTGCTTAATGCTCGTTGGTAGTTTTCAAGGTATTTCTTAAACACCTTAGAACGTAGTCTGCGAGATTCTATGTTGAGGTACTCAAGGATTGCTTCGATCTCTTGAAGTTGATTGAACCTATGCTCAACAATGCCAGGAAGAGCGGCAGAGGCTCGTTCTATGTTTCCATAGACTTTGATCTCTTTCCGCGCTTCATCTAGCTCTGTATAATAGTGGTCAATACAATCTGGGAGATGAGCAATGTCCTTGCTCACCTTTGAGTACCAACTCATTAATAGTCCTCGTCTTCCTCATAGAATGTGTCATCATCACCGTCGTCAAACGATTCTTCTTCGTCTTGTACGGCTTTGATAGCATCATCCAGGTGGGGATCGTATCCGGTATAAGTTGCCAGGTCTTCAATACTAATATCTTTTCCTAATAGAAAATCTACGTATTGATTTGCTGCCATCTCTCTATTTTTTTCTGGGATATACTCACGAAATGTATCCCAAATTTCCATAATTAATGATTCATCCATTTTTATGCTTCCTCACTGTCCTCAGTAATTTTTGATGTAGTTAAAGATTCCGCCGCCTTAGCATCCCACTCGTTCATAATAACGTGTAGTTTGTCTTCGGTCCAATTCTTACGGAACTCAGCAACAATTTCACCAGTATCTTTACTGGTGTATGCTAATTTATTCCCAACTTTAGATAATACACCCATTTTCTCGAACATGTCAACTAAACCGGATGTAGGACTCATACCAGTTGAATATGGAATCTCAACTTGTACTGATTCGAACGGTTTGGCATAGCGAGTTTTCATAATTTTACATGCTGAACGAATACCCAATACTTCAGTTACCTTGTTGCCGTCGGCATCAACTTTAAGTTTGAGTTTTTTCATGGCAACTACAATAGAACTTGCGTAAACAAAGCCTTGTCCACCACTAATCTTGTCGTCTGGGTCAAACATATCTTGGCTTGCGTATGTGTGATTTGTACAAACCATACCTACGTTATAACTGCCAAACATGTTCACACAGTTACGAACAAGTGATGTAAGTGCTTTGGGTTTACGACCCATATCACCTTTCATTTCACCTGCTTCAAACTGATTAACGTCTGTAGGAGTTAGCAACATGCCCAAAGAATCAATTACAAACAACACCTTTGGACGTTCTTCCAACGGCATTACTTTATACTCTTTCATGAACTCTGAAATAGTTTTAGCTACATCGTCAATCATGGCCATATTAAGTTTAAGCAACTTATCTTCAGCTGTATCAACACCCAAATCTAGCAACCACTGTTTGTCCAAAGCATTTTCGCTGTCAACTAGGACAACAAAAATACCTTGTGCTTGAGCGGCTTTAATAATGTTACCGGAACAGATATATGATTTACCTGCGCCTGATTCACCCGCAAAAACTGTTACTTTACCCAGGGGAACTCCCTTAAAGAAGTCCCCTGAGATAAGATAGTTTAGGGCGTAGTTACCGGTTGAGATCCAATCGGTTGGGTCGTTAAACCCGATTCCCAAGCCATCAATAGATTTAGTGATAGACTTGCGGAACTTCGAAATATCGAAGGCCTTTGCCATAGTCTATCTCCTTACTCTGACTTGCTACGATTACGGATCATTGCCAGAATGTTCTGAGCACGATCACTTGCGTCACCACCTGCGGATTCTGCTACTGGAGCAGGAGCAACCTTAGCTACTGGAGTAGCTGGTTCTTCCCACGGAGCATCTTCAGACTCGTCTGCTACCGGAGCCGGAGCTGCCTTAGCTGGAGCAGGAGTACTATTACCAGTTGCTTGACCACTACCGCCCATACCGGCTGGTTTGAAATATTGTCCCCAACGTTCCATATCAAATGCTTCACCGTCAACTGACGCTTCAAACATTTGCATCATAACTTTGAGTTCAACGTCGCCGGGCTTCTTAGGCAAGAAGTCTTTGAGGTTAAATGGGCCGTGTTGCTTGATTGCCGCATTTTCTTCTTCACTCAAGGCACGTTCACGACGAGCCCAGTTAGAAGTAGAATAGTCTGCGTAACCACCCTTGCTTGTTTTAACAATCTTAAAATCCAAACCACGAACGTAGTCTGTTGGGATTTCTTCAATCTCAGAATCCATCAAAGCGGCTTTGATGATATTGTGAATTTGACTGCCGATAATGAAACGGCGGATTGGATTCTCAGGAGTCTTATCTTCCTGGAATTTTGTATCTACTACAAAGCCTTGATACAAGTATGAACGCTTTTTCCAGTACTTACGACCCATATCTTCTAGGTTTTTATCCTTGAACCATGGACGTACTTCTGTTAGAATTGGACAGTTCTCGCCCCACATTTCCATACAAGGAACTTGTACAGTAACAGGTTTTGAGTTTGTTTCACCTTTGACTCCGGCGAATGGCAATTTGATCATTGCTCGTTCGATCCAGAAAAAAGTGTTTGAAGGGTCTGCGTCAGGTAAGAATCTTACTGTTGCTGTTTGACCTTCTTGGATGTTCCAGTGTGGAAAGATTGCGTTGTCACCACCGCCCGTGCCGCCGGTGTTTTGTTGACTTGCTTGTTGAAGTTTTGCGCGGATTTCTGCTAAAGTTGCCATAATGTTTTTCCTTAATGATTTAATTTATGTGCCATTTCTTTAAAGCCAACTGACTAAAAAGAAAAAGTGCATATAGTTAACTATACGCACTTTTATTTATCTTGTCAACAAGAATTGTATTTAAAACTGGTTTATTTTGCCAAACCTGCTAAACGTAGCATAACATCAAAACTTTCGTCTTTCTTTAATCTGCCATCAGCTTCTGCTGATTTTAACATAGCGGCACGGTCAGCATAGCTTCCACGCTTAACATCTTTGGCTGCTTTCTTTTCACCTGGTGTTGGATTTTTTACGTGTTTTAATGGGTCAAACCCTTCGCTAGATTTCTTTTCAGTTTCACGACGAGCTTTATCGCTTAAATTAGTAACCTTTCCACGGGGCTCTTTATTTTTAGACTTTTCCCAATCGCCTTCGTGTTTCCAAGATTTAACTTTACCATCTTTATCTTTTTCTACGGTATCAGTTGCTTCTGGAACAGCAATACCGGCAAGTTTCATAACTTCGGAGAACTCGTGATTACTTTGAGATCGTTGTTGCATTCTGGTAACCATTAACTCTACAACTTTTCCAGCCCTATCTCCAAACTGTTTACCAGCCATAATTCCTAGTTCAGTTGCGCCCTTGCGCCATTCGCCTAATCCTTGCTCACGTGCGTGTGGGTTATAGAACGCACCAATAAATTCGGCTAGTTCTTTTAAGTTAGGTTTAGGATCTTCAAGGTGTTGTTCTTTGTTATCCATTTGCTCTTCTTCAGCAACTGGTTGTTCTACGCCCCCAGCTTCTGGAGCAGGCGGTGCTTCTGGAGCAGGTGCTGGCTCTTCTGCCGGTGGTGCTTCTGGAGCAGGTTGCTCTTCTTCGCCGCCACCTAATTGTGATAATACTTCTGGGTCATTTACTTTTAACCAAGCTTCAATTGTCTCTAACGGATCTGCGGCAGGATCAACTGCGGCAAGTCCTTTTAGTGCTTGCTCCAACGCAGGATCTTCAATACCAATTCCTGCTAATGCTTCAATAGCACTTGTACCGTCTGGTCCTAGTGTTAATCCAGAACTAATTAGATCTTTAAATTGAGCAACTTGATCAGGAGTCATTGTACCTTCAGAGATAGCGTCGGCCCAGTTTTCAAAATTTTCAAAGCCAACACTTTCGCGTTCCATACGAGCATTATAATCATTTCTCATCCGTTCTTCTTTATCATTTAATGATTGTAAACGCTTTTTAGCAGAGTCGTCTCCACTCTTTGCTTTTGTTTCAAGGTCTTTCCTGTGATGGGCTTTTAACTCACGAGCATGTTCTGCGCCTGCCGAATTAGGATTATATGCTTCATCTACATCATCACATTCACACTTGCTTTCTAACATACCGCACTCGTTGCAAGTTTCTTCTTCGCCTTCGTGTACTAGATCTTCTAGATCAACAGTACCTGCTTCTTTCATAATAGAATGGATTAATGGAAATACACTTGCCAGTGTTTCGTCAAACTGTTTAACTGTAAACTTATTTTTGTAATCTTCCATTGTAACTGGATCTAATTCGCTGTCAATTGAAGACGGAACAAAACTTTCCATCCATGACTCATAAGACTTTTGTCCTTGAATACTGTTTAAGTTATGACGTAGTTGTTCTAACTTTGCTCCAACACGAGCATGAATCATATTAGCATCGTCATTAAGTTGACCAGTTTTAGCATGACGTTTGAATGTTGCTAGTTGACTAATTTGTTCACTCATTTGAATGATAGCAGTCCCACCATCATCATACGGTCGGCCTCCGTTAGCAACGTGACGTTGCATTGCCTTAGCGCCTGCTAAATGATTGTATGGATATTTGAAACGTTCGCCGTCTGCATTTTCAATAAACAAAGCGTTAATGTGGCGACTACGATCACCTGCCTTTGCTTCGTCTACTGCTTTACCATGTCGTATAACAAGGCGTGTATTTTCTAACTTGCGGTAGCTTGTCTTACTGCTACCATACATAGATGATTCGTTCATATCTGTTTCCTTAGATCCGTTTTGTGCTAGGTATTGAAAATCATTCTTATTCAAATTACCTTTTGTAATATCTCTAGTGTCAAATCTCATCATTCTTCGCTTGGCAAAGTAACGCATTTCTTTTAAGAAATCGTACCATAGTCCCCGAGTAATTGAGTCTGTACCTTCTGTAATTCCTTGACTATAGAAAATCTTTAGTGAACCGCGGTCATTGATGCTAAGACTTACACGGCCTAAATTATTGCCTTCGAGTACAAAATCGAAGTCGAAAAACCTAGCTTCTTTTGGATCACTAGTTACTGCGCCTTCTTCGGTACCCATCTGTAAATTGGTAAAACGAGAGCGTACTTTATCAAACAGGTCTTGTGCAATGATTTCTATAATGTTCATATCTATATTTAGTTAAAACTGTTGATGTAGATGGGCATGGGTAGATCCATATCGTCCAGCAACCGGTCTTCTGTCATTTTTGCGTAAACAGCTGGATCCCAATCTCCTAGCATCATCATCATACGTATTGCTAGTAAAAACGCGGCCACTAGGTCATCATGCTGTGTTTCTTTTGCTTCAAATGTAACGCCACGAGCAATAAATGTCTTAAGTTCTGATATTAAACTACGACTATGAATTGTAATTTGGCGCTGTTCAACCATCTGTTTTAGCTTGGCACACGCATTAATCTTGCTGGTATTTGTCGTGTTAAATCCCTTACGGAAACGTCTAACATGTCCTCTTTTGACTGGTTCGCTGAGAAACATGCCAGGAATAGTTTCTTCTCCCATTTCGCTGATAGCAACTAGCGCGGCTTCGCCCATTGTATTATTTTCTACTGAGAAGTATAGATTAGGTGCCTGAGAGCATTCTTGATCGATATACTTACATATATCTCGTAAGATTCTAACCTGTGCCTGTACTGTGGTCATATTGTGATGCCACTCTGCTACCTGTATCATACTGGGTATTTCAAGTACTTCAATTGCGGAATAGTCTCCACCTGTTCCCATAGCTGGGTCATGGGCAACAATGTAGATGGCAGATGGATCTATCTTTTTGTACCATCGAACTTGCCCCATTTTCATAATTGGTTCAGTTGATTCTAATCCTGCTAAACTAATAGAACTAATAAGTGTCTCGTCGAATACTAAGAATTCACACTCGTGCTCACGACGGAACCGTTCTTCCCCAATACGTGACATTTCTTCTGCTTTCCACTTATCATCGCGATCAGGATGTTCGCTCCAATGTGCCTTGAACGGAAAGAATCCGTTCTTTCCAACTTCTTGTTCGTTACCAAACTCGTCTGTGCGTTTGTTTGCTTCGTACCATATTAGCGCAAATTGATCTTCGTCCGAGTTAGGAGTTGATGTAATAATTGCCTTACCACCAGTTGCTAGTGTAGGTGAAATAGATGTCCAGAATTCACTAGCCACGTTAGGCGGAACGAACGCAAATTCGTCGGCGTATAGTAATGATAGCGACATACCACGACCTGTTGTTTCTGTAGTTGTCTGTGCTACAATACGTGATCCATTATCAAATTCAATACTTTCTTTATTATAACTTGTAACACCGGGCCGTATAAAGTTAGGACATAGTTCATAAGCATAACGAATACGTGTCATAATTTCTTTAGCACCAGTGTACTTGTGCGCGGCAATTAGAATGGTACTATCTGGAATAAACATCGCATACCATAGTAAATATCCGCCGGCTGTTGTAGTCTTGCCTGTTTGACGAGGTAACATATTAACATTAAAACGATGTCCGTGATAACTGTCAATTAGTCTTTTTTGATATTCAAAAGGAGCATACAACAACTTACCTTTAGTAGGATGTTGGATATGGAAGAAATGATCTAAGAAATAATGTGGCCCATTAACAGGATCCATACAGTTCTTTAAATGCTCAATTTCTTCTTCAGTCCACTTTTGTGTAGAGTGGGCTTTTTTAACGAGTTGACTATCTAAGTTTTTACTTGGCATGAGAATATTTACCGAAAAAAATAGCTCCCGGAGGAGCTATTTGACTGTCTTACAGATTAATCATACTTGTTGTATTTGTCTCTAATTTTATCTAAAGATTTTCCTTCTTTACCAGCCTTGGCCAATGCTTGCATGCCAGCCTTACCATATTTTTCATGGCCCTTGGCCGCACGACTCATAGTTTTTTCACCTTCTTTGACAGAATATTCTTTCCCGCCAACTTTGATTTTTTCGCCCTTTTGAACACCATCTGATTTAGCGTCACGTACTGCTTTTCCAAATGCGTTACCTTCTTTAGCTTTGCCTTCACCTACAAAGTTCTTATAGTCTGCAAATAGTTGTGCCTCAAATGCTGCCTGTGATTCTTCTTTCTTTTCTTCTTTGTCGTCTTCGCTTTCTTCCTCTTGGTCTTTCATTGGATTAGATCCACTACCTGGAGGTGTATATTTTTTCTCGCCCGAGTCAACTTTATCGCGTAAGTCGGCCATGCTGTTAGGATCAAACTTTGGAGGCTTTGTAGGATCGGCAGGAGTATTACTATATTCTTCATCCTCTGGCTGCTCTTCGTCATCTCCACCAGATTTCTTAACTTCCTGGTCTGTGCTTACTTTAACTGGATTGTCTGTTGTAATCTTTACTGGCTCGCCTGTACGGATTTTTTTGATAAGATCCATGATTTCTTGGTCGCCAGCATTGTCAACATCAACTGGGCCATTGCCAGCTGGCAACATTCCGTTTGCTGGTTCTGCGTCATGATCATCCATGTCGTGATCACCGTCGTTGTCGATGTCGCCATGTGACTTGCTAACATCATCCATTCCGCCCATTGGAGGAAGTAAACTTGGTAAATCTCCGCCCATACTTGGCATTGGCGCTCCCATACCTGGCATACCTGCTGTTGGCATATCGCCTTTTGCTAGGTCCATAATACCACGCATCATAGCAACAATTTCGCCGGCGTTGCCTGCGCTCATGTTTAAGCTAGCTGGCAATGTTGGGGGCATTGGTGCTCCCATACCTGGCATACCACACTCAACAATTTTAGTAGACTGTTGACCAGATAGCATTTTTAATGCTGTTGTGTCAAAGCCTTCGTCTAATTGAATAGGTGCGCTGGATTTTTTAGATTCTGTAATGATCTTCGGTTGATTTGATTCAATTGCGTCGATCTTTTTTAATACACTATTAAAGTTCATATTATTTTCCTTCTGTAGCAGTTGGACGTACCTCACCGCGATCTTTTTGCTGTTGCTTAAGAGTAGCGTTTAGGTCTTTTAAAAGGCCACTGTTAAATTTTTCACCATAGTAATTGCTACCATCAATCTTTTCGGCTTCTTTAAATTCACCGTCTGATAATAGTGCGCCACTACGCTTTTCTTTTTCTACTTGATATTCTTCTGTAGGCTCGTATGGGCTACGAACTACTAAATTCTGTCTATTAAAATGTAGACCTGCTACTAGATATTCTGATAATTCGTTTGATGTTGTTGGGTAGTCTAATGTAACTTCGTATATAGAGACTTCACAGTTCTTGACTTGCGGGAAGTCTAGTGGAAGGGATTGTATTGGTGTCTTTCCAACTTTCTTGAACCCAGCCATGCTGAAACGCTCTAACATTGTCTTCATTTGCCCTTCGTGCTCTGAAGTTACATCACCCGCTACTTTGATTTTAAAAGTATAGGTTTTCTTGTTCTCAGTAAGGTATTCTGTAAAGGTTTTCATACGATTATTTATCCATATTTTTAAGTTTTTCTAACAAACTATTGCGGTCTGATATAAGATACCCCTGTGCTTCTACTGTACTATTATCAGCATCTCCGTTCTTCTTATCAAGTCCGTACTTCTTAATTTGTAGCTCAACCATCTTTAATTTTTTGTCAATTTTGGCTGATTTAGCGTTGATTGCGGCATTTAACATGTTGCCTGCTACTTCAAACATACGTGAACTATAGCGAGGTTCAACTTGCATTCCCAAGTCCATAATGTCGTCATATGCTTGTTCTGCCTTGGCAGCGAGTCCATCTAATTCGGCATCACTAATATCGCCAAGTCCTTTAACTCTAGGAAGGGCAGAGCTGATTTTATCAAATTCTTCAAGTTTTTCTTGTAAATTTAGGGTCGGTGTAGGTACAGTTTCCGCAGGAACAACTTTTTCTACTTTTTCTTCGGGTAGGTTAAAAACCTCTTCAAGTTTCTTTGTCATAGTATATTACTTATTTTATTTTGTACCAGATTGAAAAATATCGTTCTCGTTAATGATGCGAAATTTACAGTTATTTTGTGCAGCCCACGCATTAGCCATCTTCCATTTTACCATATTGCGTACATACTGTGCTTGGTTGTACGGATTCTTCCCTACCTTCTCAATTAGGGTTTGATTGGCTGGTTTGATTTCAATTAGCTCGGCATGCTTCTTCTGATTCTTGTCAACGTAGACCATAAAAAAATCAGGTACATATATTGTATGCTTACCTGTTAACGGATCTCTATAGGGAATTTTTATACTTTCGCTAGCCCACTGCTGTATAGAAGGGTTGTTATCACAAAATCTCATAAAGGCCAATTCCCAGCTTGATCTGTAATATGGAGTTCCGATCCCTATATATTTTTCAGGGTTCTGTACTTTATATTGACCTTTGGCAAACTTAAAACTCATGCTAAAATGTTACGTTTGATATCTTCTACTGGACTTGTACTTTGTACAACTCCTAATGTGCTTGTCTTAAATCTATTGTAATTTAAAATCTCTGCTACCATGCCACTTAGGGTTGCGGTATCTGTGCCTTTCAACGTTCTTAAAATTTCATAAGCATCGTAGCCATCTGTCTTAGCCTGTTTTAAAATTGTAATAGCAATAAATTCAGAACTGGGATTTTTAAAATTCCTGCTTTCTAAGAATCCAACCATGGCTGTTAGTACAGCATTGTTTAATTCTGTAGGTTTACTGTTAACACCGTCAAACACCTTTAATGTTTGATCACTGCTCGATGCTGTTTTTTCACTTGGTAAATTACTATACATTATGCCCATCCATCTGTTGGCCAATTTTCATCATTCCATGCCACTTGCCCGTAATCTTCTTCTTCATCGGGATTATTAATACTAAGTTCGTTGTCGGGATTAACTGCTTTCTCTCCCTGGTCTTGGTCAACTTCATCCTGATTAGATTCTCCGTCTTCTCCTAGATTTGCTTCACTAGTGGCTGCGTCATTTGCTTCTTGAATTGCCGCTGACAATGTTTCTAAATTAGAATTTATCAATTCTATTTTATTTGATAGTAAATCTGGATCTGTATATCCTTCCGCTTTTAATTCGTCGTACAATGAATTTAATAAATCATCGTTGCCGTCTTGCTGTGCCTGAGCAATTTGATCAGCATATTGATCCTTTAGTCCTTGATTACGTAACACCGCATCAGTAGTTTCACTTAATAAATCTTGTTGAATTTGCTGAAGTGTTTCTAAGTCTGCTACATTATCTGGTAGTGGATCTGGCAATTCGGCATCTGTTAAATCTGGAGGATTGCTGGCATTTGCTAAAAAGCTATCCGTACCATTGCCTGCGGCGCTAGTAGATGCAGCGGCAATCGATCTAGTGCCAGCGGCTGTTGCTACCTTGGCGGCCTTTGCCGTTGTCTTGCCATCTATTGTTGCGTTGTTGCCTTTAAATAATTTAATACCAGCGCCAGCAAGGCCTGCGCCCGCTGCCGCAAGTCCACCTAAGTTTCTTCCATTGCCTAACAAGCCGAATAGCTCTCCACTAACTCCGGCACCTGAAACATTTTTTGTATTCTTTAATAAGTTTCCAGTCTTTAATGCTGTACCTAGTATACTCAATGGACTAGCATTGCCGTTAGCAATATTACTAAAGTCTCCAAAAACTTCACTTGCTCCGTCAATAATACCGCCTGGCCCAAATAAACTATTATTGCCACCACCAGCAATGCTTAACGGACTAGGTGTTAAGTCGTAATGGAAAGTGGCAAAGCCGCTTGGATTATCTTTTTTAACATACCCTTCACCGTACATTACTGACTCGTATCCAATAGTTGCTTTGTTTTCAAGGACCTTTGCTCCGTTACTTTGATCTAGTCTATCATGATCCCATTGTAGAATCATTGGATTGACTAAAATAAAACTTGTAAAACGTTTGCGGTTTAACTGATATATACAGATGCTATCAAAGAATGGTTCTACTGCCCCGTTGTTTAATCCGTAGTTTGTAGGACCAAATATACTAGAATTAGATTTGTATTTTGTATCTTTGTATGCGGCAGGTAAACTACCTACCTGAAAACTATTACCATTTCCGTAATTACTATCAGCAAAATAATACTTGTAATAATATGTCCATAACCTGTGTGTTACGTTGCTCATATCATCGTGAAAAATCATATTAACTGGATTATAAGTCATAGATTTTTGAATGTAAGTTTTTCTGTTATACTGGTTTAACACTTCGTTTTGAATTGCAAATTTAGGAAGATCTGTTGCCTTGACTAACATTCCAATTTCAGGTTGACGTCTAACTTTCCAGTCGTCTAATGTGTTTGCCACACCTTTTAATAAGTCTAATAGTCCGCCAGTCGGTCCAGTAGTTGAACCAGCATTGCTATTATTGCCTAACGCAGATTGATTAATGTTAAACACAACATAATAAATCCATCCATTTTTTGGTGCTAGGGCAAATGTATCATCTACATATAAACGAGTTGCGTGGGCAAATGAACCAAGTTGCCCTTTCGGGTTACCTGCCCCATTGATCATTTGACCTAAGAAATTATTAAACGGATTTGACATATGAATATTTATCCGTAAAAAAAGACCTGGATTTTTGGTCCAGGTCTTCCATGTCTTGCCGACTATTAACCAGTGATCATTGTACCTAGTGTGCGGCCAACTGCTTGACCAACACCTAGTGGCTGACCACTAGCACCAATTTGAATAGCATTATCGAACTTGATTGTCATAGCAATCTGTACGGGTTCGCTAGTCTTATAATCTAAACCTTGGTAGTCTACGTCACTTAAGAAACATCCGTCAACTTCCCATGTTTCTAAAACTTGTGCTTCATTAGCTCCGTTACCACCATCTAACATTTCGATTACAGTAGTAAACTTATAATCGATACCACTAGCAGCCGCTGCCTGTTCATAAAAGTCAAACTGCTTTTGTAATTGCTCTCCAACTAATTTGCTAGATGCGCCTGTGACGTCATCACGAATTGTTAGGGTCATGTCGCCCCAAGAGTGCTTACCTGCTAATTTTACACGACTATTGTAAACATCGATAACAATGTCATCGAATGTTACTTTAGGGCGTGTTACATCAACTACTTGCTTGGTAAGTTCAGTAGTTGGTTTGCTTACACCAAAATTTTGAAGTGTCACTCTGAAGCGATACTTTAGTTTTGGCATCAGCAAGCCTTGTACACTTGCTGATTGGCCTGCACCTAACGGTACTGTGAATCTGCTTAAACTTGCGATTGCCATATTGTTTGCTCCTGTCCTTTATATTTATATTAAACGCCGGCCTTAATTTCGCCAGTGTTTTTGAGACGTAAAGGAATGTAGATAAACTCTACTGCCTTAACTGGCTCAATCGCTACGTCTAACCATAGTTCACTACGATCAATTCTGCTTGGAGTGTTGTTAGATTCATCGCAAACTACGATGAAGTCATACAATGCTCGTTGACCTACTAGTTCTAGTAATAGGCTTTCTGCGGCACGTTTGATCTCGTTACGTGTAATTTTATCATTTGGCTCAAACAAGTATGGCTTGGCCAAGATGCCCATTTGCCTACGTAGGAATGCTACTAGACGAGCAACGTTGATACGATCCAAGCTACTTGCGTTCTTAGCACGAGTGTATTGACCCATGTTAACAACACCAACACCTGTTAGTGTAGCAATTGGGTTAATCTTAACACTTGCTAAAACACTACGTAGGCTTTCTGGTAAAGCTGTTGTACGGAACTCGTTGTTAGCGTCTAAGTAACCTACGCTACTTGCGTTATCAACACCGCCTCGGCGTGTACCCGCTGGAGCAAACCATTGATAACTCTTCTGGTCGCTTGTAGCAATAGTACGTAACATCATGTGACTTGGTGGAACAACAATAAAGTTTCCTGTATTGTCTGTTGTGTAACCACTTGGGTAGAACATGGCCATGTACTCGTCATAACTTGTTCCGCCAACATCACCGTTGTCAAACGCACCGTTTACGTTAAAGCCCCACTCACTTAATGCTGTGCCAGTTGGTGCTAAACGGAATGGTGTGTCGCCAACAACAAATGCTGTTTGTCCACGATCTGCGTTTAGTGCAATTTCATTTTGGATGGCTTCTGGATAACCAGGAGTAGACATTAAGTTAAACACTAGAGTATCTGTGTCACGGATTGCTGAACTTGTATCAATTAGGGCTTTTAGGCCTGCTACTACAAATCCGCGCTGTGCGTGACGACCAAATTTACCAGAACCGTTTTCATTGTTAGGTGTTACACTAACCCAACGATCTGCGTTGTATAATGTTGCGCCGCCTGAACCGTCCATGTTTTCGTTTTGATAACGAATGTTTTTACCGTCGTTAGCATCAACGTTGATATAGTTCTTAACAAACTTCTTAACGTTAAACCCACTACGGCGTAAGTTCCATAGATGTGTACCTTTTGGATACAATGCTGGATCTGGAGCATCTGGGTCTACGTAGTTGCTTGATAACAATGTCTTAATTGATGAAGCATCTGTAGCGTAACCAGTATTTGCCCAACGAGCATTAGCAAACACCCATGCGTTTGGACTTGTCTGATCGCTCGGATCTTGTTTGATCCACTTTAATGTTGTACCGTTCCAAACATAAATGTTCTGACCGTACTCTTCTAAAGAAGCTGTGCTGATCCAAATATCACCGTTAACTAAGTCAGTACCATCGCTGTGACCACCGTTTAACTTAGGAGCAACTGATGCTACAATCGGACCGTTAATGTCTGTGCCTGGGAAAGCGTTTTTATAACCAACCCACTTAGAGCCATCGTGATACATAATATCAACTTGGTCAACTACTGAGCTGTACCATAATTGTCCGTCTACTGGATCTGTAAATGGTGCTGTTTGTTTTGCTTCAAATACTAATGGCTTCCAATTAGAAGCATGGAAGTCAAACTCATCTGCATCGTAGTCGCCTTTATAGTATAGGTTCTTTGTACCTGTTTCTACACCAGACTCTGAACGTGCCCAAGCAACAAATCCCATATCTGCTAAGGGAGTACGAACATTATCAGTTAAACGAATCTCTCCGCCACCTGTGTGATTGATTGCCAATTGGAATGTTTCTGGATTATAACTTGCGCTCAATCCATATAACGCACTTTCGGCACCTGTGTTGTTTAATAACAATTGAGCAACAGTTTCTAAAGTGTCGCCTGGTTCAACTTCAATGTTTACAACGGCTCCAAATACGCCCTGACTACTAACTTTAATATCAAAGCTAGAAGTTGATGTAAATGTCAATGCGGACGTTCTACTTGGAGTCATAACGGTTGTAAAACCAGTTGCGTTACGACGATACATCTTGAAACTTACTAGTGCCGGAGAACTAGGAGCGCCTGTACCATGATCGTAATTTTGTTCAACGTATATCTGTCCTGCTGGAATTGCCTTGCCGTCACCAACTGGATCAATACCGTAGATTGCCGCTTCCGGGCTAGCATAGATCGGAGCCTTGCTTGTGACCCATGACTTTGTAGTTGCGTTGTATGATTTAACTATCCAATCAGCGCCTTTGTTAGGGCTTGTTGTCTTAACGTAAACAGAACCACTTGGGTTTGTACTAAAATCTGGATACTGTGTATGCGGACCTTGGAATAAACTTACTGCTCCGTATGTACCCACTGTTAGTCCTAAAGTAGTTAATAAAGTAGCTGTTGAACCAACCTTAATCTCAATGCGGCCATCACGAGCATCAGTATCCGCTGTACTAATAGAAACTGTAGGAATAGAAGTATATCCGCTACCGTCGTCAGTTACAGCAATACCAGTAATTCCGCCACTAACAATAGTAACGGCGCCTAAGTGAGCGTTTCCGCCAATACTAACTGTAGGAGGAGTATTACCATCGTATTCAAAACCAGGTGCTGTTATATTAATCATTTCTACCTTAAATCTTAAAGATAGTGCAGCATTTGTTCCTGTTCCTGTGTTGACTGTTGTAAGTGCGTTCGAAACAGAAGGAATAGTATTAGTATATTCTCCGCGATCAGCAAATGAGAACCCAGTAATAGAACCGCTAGCATTAACACCAGATACTGTAAGTGATGCAGCAGTGCCGTTTCCACCCAGTACAGTTAAAACGTTGCCTACAGCATAATTTGTACCGGTATTAACAAATGTCGCGGTATCAACAGTCATTACGGCAATAGCTGTCGCGCCACTTGCTCCGTTGCTTGATGCGGTTTGGTCAGCATATAGTTCTAGAACATTACTGGTTCCTACACGAGCATTAACACCTTTTGTACGCATTGTTGCATTAATACTAGATGCCATTGCAATTATGTCAGTACCGCTCAGTGTAATTTCTTGTCCGTTGATTAGCATTGTTGCGCCATTTGGCAATGTACCTGCTGCAACAGACTTTGTTCCCTTAACTACTGGGAAGCTTGTTTGCCATGCTGTTGCGTTAAACGAACTACCAGAGCTAAATCCAGTTTCTGTATTTGACCCAACTTCAACCCAATTGCCGTCTTTGTTTTTGTACCATAGTGTAATCATGTTAGCACTTGTTGCGACAATTGCGTAAGTTCCTGCTACACCAAATGCCTGTTTCGGCATATTACCATCAAGCAATGCGGCCTTGTTTGAGTTATCAATAACTGCTGGAATTTTGTTAACAAATTGACTTGTTGTTGCGTTCCATTCAAAAATACCCCATGAAGTATTTGAAGTTGTATCTAACCAAAATGTTCCATCAGCGGCTTCGCCAACTGGAACACCAGATGTTGGTAATAGTGATCCTAAATCAACATCGGCACGGGTAATATAAGCACGTGAACTTACGCCTAGTAAACTATATGCGGCTTGTAGGCCGTATTCGTTTAATTCTCCGCCGTTAATCGGATTGCCGCCAGCGTCTGTATAGAACAATGGTGTGCCGAATGTATCTGTTAAATCTCTTTGACTTGTAATCAAATATACTCGTCCAGCATTTTCTTTTATTGTACCAACTGCGGTGCCTGTGCCGCTGGCATTTTGTTTGTCTTCTGCTGAAGCGACGATAATTAGTGGAACAGTACCTGGTGCGGCTGGAGTGTAAAAACTCTCGTCGATAACAGTTACTTGTACGCCTGGTGAACTTAGTGCCATTTGTTAATCTCCCATAAATGGTTTTTCTTTAACATATTTAGTGACTTTGGACAAAAAGCCCCTGGTTAAATACTACCGAAAAGGGAACAAAAAGGGCGGGTATGAGAGAACTATGTAAAACTTGTGGTCAACGACCAGTTGCTATTAATTATATAAAAGAAGGTAGAACATACTACAGGTCAAAGTGCGACCATTGTTCTAAAGGACGTGACGCAGGTATACCAAAATGGTATTTAGACGGATATCGACAAAAAGATCAATGCGAGAAATGCGGATTTAAAAGTAAGCACAAGGAACAGTTTAATGTGTTTCACGTTGACGGAACCTTGACTAATTCCCGTCCTAACAATTTAAAAACTATTTGTGCTAACTGTCAGCGAACACTACACCAGACAGGCGTTAAATGGCGACAAGGGGATCTGACACCTGATTTTTAATAGCGTCATATAACGAATCAATAGTCCCGTCGTTTAAAATAGTAATATCGATATTCCCGCCAACCCATGCTGTTTCGCTAGCATGGATTCCTAGCTTTTCGAGACGATTTCGTCCAGTTGCCCAACCTACGTTACCGTCTGGTCCTTTATTATAATCTAATGCGTATTGGTACCACTCGGGTTCAGGGCCTCGCTTAACACGGATTACTTTGCCACCTGCGTTGTGGATGGCTTTAATTTCATTAGGAAAGCGTACATCGCTAATAACAATATCATCTTTGGTTTTACGCATCTTATTTTCAAGTGATGCTATCCAAATATCATCATGGAAACCATTACGGCAAACTTCAGTTCCCCAATACTGTAGCACCCATCTAGGTGTAAGTTTTGGCTTGCCTAATCTGTCTGCCCACCACGTATCAACTTCTTCGCGCCAGGCACGAGCCTCTGCTGTACGGCCCTCTAGGAGCACTCTGTCCCAACCAAATACGGCTGCGACTGCGTCTTTCAGTGTGTTAGCAAAGCTATCTCGACGGAATCCGTGAAAATTAACTAGATAATCTGCGGCAGTATCTTTGCCACTACCAATAAAGCCCACGAATCCAATAATCATAGCATCCCCCAAGTGATGTATTAATTATATTACGGGCTGATTACAATGTCAATAAGTGATTTAACCAATTACAAAACTCAACGGAGTTGATCCGTCTTTGTAATTGATAAGGTCCATTTCTAATGCTTCAATTTCGGCTTTGCCTTCTGCTTTTAGAGCAGTACCGTTTAGATTTGTACCGCCTTGTGGACTGGCAATAGTGGCAAACTTTTCACGAGCTTCGCCTAGCATAATTTTACAATTTGCTAATGCGTAGTCTTTAATCCATACGCCTGCGTAGTTATCTTGAAACAATACAAAATCTGGTCTGTGATTGTACATCCATAACAATACACTTTCGTCGCCTTGAGGACGTTGACTAATACGCAACTTCTTTGTAGTTGAATTCCAGTCAAAGTTAATGTAACTACCAAACATTTTACCAACCATCTTCTGATAACCAGCAAACATAAAGTATGTTGCTAACCCGCCCATGTTACTAGATGCTAGCAAATAGGTATTTGTATAAGCCAAGTTAAACGGTTCAAACAAACTTCCACCGTCGCCACCTCCTGATCTAGAACCAACAGAGCGTCTAAACACTTGTCGAACTTCCATTACTTCTGGTCCCAGTGTATATTCGTTCTGATTTTGCTTTAGGGTTAAAAATCCGTAGCTTTCTTCTGTGCTGTTGGTCGCACGTTGACGGTATTTTAACAGGGCACGATTAATTGCGGTGTCGTAGTGTTTAGGGTCTAATTCAACATCAACCATTCCGTCGCCGAGAAAGGTCTTAATGTATTCTACCACTTGTTGTTTTTCGTTTTCAAGATCGCTCATGCTGTTATTTACCTATAAATATACTACTATGCCAAGACTATCCATGTACCGTCCTGAAAAGGGCAACGATTTCAAAATGCTCGATCGTGTAATCAACGAGCAATTTCAGGTGGGCGGGACTGATATTTTTATTCACAAATACCTAGGTCCTGTTAACCCCGAAGTAGGAACCGCAACTCCTGCGGTTCCCACAAATACTAACCCTATTCCAGAACTTGGTATCCAAGATCTAATATTTATGGAAAATAGGGATAGGCACTACGATGCCGACATTTATCAAATTCGTGGTATCTATACAATGCAAGATTTAGATTTTAACCTAATGCAGTTTGGGTTATTTTTACACGGTGATAGTGTTATGATCACATTTCATTTACGTGGATGTGTAGAAACTCTAGGGCGTAAGTTAATGAACGGCGATGTTTTAGAACTTCCCCACTTAAAAGATGAGTATGCTCTAGGTGACGAAATAGTTGCTCTAAAAAGATTCTATGTTGTAACCGATGTAATGCGACCTGCTTCTGGATATAGTCAAACTTGGTACCCACATTTGATTCGTGCTAAATGCGAGCCACTAGTTGACAGTCAAGAATTTAAAGAAATACTTGATGCTCCTGCCGGGGATGGAGCAAAAACACTACGCGATGTTCTTAGTGTATATCAAACTAGTTTAGAAATTAACAATGCTATTGTTGCTCAAGCAGAAGCAGATGCTCCTACAGCAGGGTATGATACTAGTAACTTGTTTGTATTGCCACTTAAAGATGATGGTACATTAGATATTCAGGATGCTAGTCGCACTGATGTTGATGCTAGTACAGAAAATCCTGCCACAGATGCCAGTGCTATTTTACAAAGTCCACAAAAAGATCTGTATGTTGGATACTTAACTGGTGACGGAATTCCTCCAAACGGGGCTCCATATAGTTTTGGAATAGAGTTTCCTACTACCGCAGTAAAAGGTCAATTCTTTTTACGTACAGATTTCTTTCCTAACAGACTGTTTAGATATAGCGGAGCACGTTGGTTCAAGTACGAAGACAATGTACGCATGACAATGACAAACTCATATGATGCTACTAAAGATAATTCGGACAAGACACAACCACAGAATAATACCGCTAATCGTCAGACTCTCAAAACAGGATTTATTAACAACAATAATACTGCTACGATTGCCGGCAAGGTTATACAAGAACGTCAAGCACTAAGTAAAGCACTAAAACCCAAGGCAGATAATTAATGGAACATTTTTATGATGGTCAGGTTAAGAGATATCTTAACCAATTTATGAGACTTATGAGCGGATTTGGCTACAAAGATGCCAAAGGAAACTTAGTTCAAGTACCAGTGCGGTATGGAGATATGACTAGGCAAGTTGCCAACGTCTTGAAAAAGAACAGTGAAAACATTGTAAACTCTGCTCCTTTTATTGCCTGCTATATTAAGGGTGTTGACTACGATAGATCACGTATACAAAATCCCTATCACATTGATAAAATGCAAATTAGAGAACGTGCTTTTGACGAACAAGGTAACGAGTACATAAATGAGCAGGGCGAAAATTATACTGTAGAGCGTATTATGCCTACTCCGTACACACTAACTTTTGCCGCAGATATATGGACAACAAACACTGATCAGAAACTACAGTTGTGGGAACAAATTGCTGTGTTGTTTAATCCGGCAATGGAGATTCAAACAACAAATAACTTTGTTGATTGGACTAGTTTAAGTTACGTAGAATTAACTGCCACCGTGTGGTCAAGTAGAAGTATACCGCAAGGAACTGAAAATGATATTGACATTGCCAACTTAACTTTTTCAACTCCTATTTGGATTACGCCACCGGCTAAAGTTAAAAAGATGGGTATCATTACTAAAATTATTACAAACATCTTTACAGAACCAGAGGGTACTGTGTTCAGTGATAATCTATCATTTGGAAATAAAGTAGCAACAGTTAACGTAACTCCAGGGAATCTCAGCATACTTGTATTAGGTAATACAGCAAAACTTATGAAGGAATCTGACACACTAGTTGGAAATGAATATGTTCAAGTTCCTGTTAAGACAGGTGTAGATATTAACTGGTTTACTTTATTAGATCTATATCCAGGAAAATTTAGATCGGGACTAAGTCAAATTAGATTTACAAAGCCGGATGGAAACGAAGTTGTTGGATACTTAACATTAAATCAAAATGACGACAGAGAAATGTTAATTAACTATGAAGGTGACACGTTACTTAATACTCCCATAGCAGACTTAACATCTACGTATAGTCGAGGAACAGTTAACGCAGTTATAAATCCTCAAACATATAATCCTGGCACACCCGACACGGACACTCGTTATCTAATATTAGAAGACTTAGGCAACATTGACAATCAAGACGGCCCAGATGCTTGGAAGAATAGTGACAATACAAACTTCTTTGCCTATGCCAACGACATTATTCAGTGGGACGGCACCCACTGGAATGTTATTTTCAATTCTGCCGAACGCACAGATGCTGTGTATATAACTAATTCATATACAGGGATACAATACAAGTGGGACGGAGAAGCTTGGACTAAGAGCTTTGAAGGCGTGTATGATCCGGGCAACTGGCGTTTGGTACTATGAAAATAATATGTAGTGGCGGTTTATTTCTAAGCAAAGAAACAAATAGATTTTTATTCTTACTGAGAAATCAGGGAAGAACTGCGGGTACGTGGGGACTTGTAGGCGGAAAACAAGAGCCCAATGACGCCACTGCTTATCAAGCACTTGAAAGAGAAATTCAAGAAGAAGTTGGTAAGACTCCGCCAATTAAAAAAGTAATTCCATTAGAACTATACACTAGTGAAGACCATAATTTTCAATTTAACACTTATGTATTGCTAGTTGATAAAGAATTTATTCCTACCCTTAACGAAGAACACGTAGGGTATGCCTGGTGCAATCATGAGAACTGGCCAAAACCTTTACACCAGGGTGTAAAACGTAGTTTGACCAGTAAAATTAATCGAACTAAGATTGAACTTATCTTAGAAATATTAGGTAGGGCTAGCTGACTCTTCCCAAGGCTTCCTTAGTTCTAAAACTACAGGTTCTTTTTGTCTTTGAATCTGAGCATCAAGCATACGCTTATAATCATTTAAAGTTTCGCCTAGCGCAGACTCTACCATAATAGTAACTTGGTCTGCTGTTAGTTGTTCAAAAGTAACAAACTCATCAGTTGGCTCATCTAGTCCTACAGTTCCAAAAACTTGGGCGGCGTGTTCCTCTCCGTCTGTTGCGTTTAAAATAAACTCAACATTGAAGACTACTTTTTCACGCCCGTTAAGAGTAGAGTGTGCGTTAAATTTTAAAAAATCCCAGGTATATGTATTCATAATAATATTTATCTCCATTCAGGTCCTTCGTACCACCCTACTAAACTGTATCTTTTACCCTTTGTTACTGGTGTAACTTTATGGTATGTAATACTAGGAAATATTATAGCGGTGCCCTGTGTTCGTATATTTATAGATTTTGGGGGTAAGCCAACGTCCATAAATTCAAAATCCCCGCCCTCGTATTCATTAGGAGCACTTAATTGTACACTAATACTGAGCTTTCGATGAGGGCCAGGAAACGTTAAAAATGTATCTTTGTGTAGAGTGTATTCTCCCAAGTATGATTCGTCATACTCGGTAAACTGGAACGCATTACAGTAGTTGTAAGATACAAAAAAATGCTCGTTATTTGCTCGAGCAATAAGAGAATCGACTTTAGAAAATAAGTCTAGCCAGGGCTCTCTACGCCTAATCCAACGTAATTTACTTCTACGAGTTGTGTCGTCTACTTTAAACTCACCGTCTTTTCCTATAACAGGATCTTCAGAGGGTAATTTTAGTGCGTCATCAATAATCTGTTGACATTGTTCAGCACTAAAATACTCTTTAAAATAGCACCACTCTGATTTCATTACTCAGGAGTTTTATCGTCTGGGTCAACGTTTACTGCTACTGTTCCGGGAATATTTGCTTGAACATAACTATGTGTTTCGACATCAGGGTGTAAACTTGACTCAATTGACTGAACTGCTACTTTAGATTTGATCCAAGTAACAATTTGTTCTTCTGTTAAGTCGTCAAAACTAACAAAAGTCTCAGGGTTTAAATTGCTTACATCTAATTCGATTACACCGTATTGTTCTACAGTTTTTCCACTAGTTCCAGTTGCCGCGCATTTCCAGAAGCACTTGTGTACTACTTTTCTAAGATCGCCGACGGGAATTAACTCTACTTGAGCTACACTCCATTCATATGTTGTTGCCATAAAAGGTCTCCGCTAAACAACTATTTATTGTTCTGCGCCAGGTGCCATTGCACCGCCGCCTTGTGCTGGCTGTAGTTGCTCTTGGGCTTGTTTTGCCACTTTGTCAAATACCTGAAATACCTGCTCGTATGGTAACTTGCCTAAACCGGCTAATAGTGTGTTTAGTTCGTTAACGTCGACAGTAAGGGTAACTTTTTGAATAACTTGCATGTTGGATCTCCAATAATAATGTACGTTTATTTACGTGTGTATTATTCTGGCGGGGTCTTTCCTGGGCGATAATGCGCGGCCGGGATAGAAGTCGCTTTTGTACTCAACATTTGATCGTATCTTGCCATACCTGCTGCAACTTCTGCTTTGTGTAGAGGATTTTCTGCAGGATCAAGAGGAAGTTTAGTAGACGCACAAAATGCCACATGTTCAATATGATCAGTAAAAGTTAAATTTACTCCAATAACTTCCATACTTCTAAGGGAAGGATTTTTTCTTGTTTCATCTTCGTCTTGGTGAGCATAGATTAAATTGCCAGTAGTGTCAATGTGTTCTTCATGAATTTCTGCTACTTTTGCGTTTAGTTCTGCTACAATACTAATAACTTCTGGAGAAACACCTGTAAGTTCCAAGTAATCCATACTTGGAACAGGATGCTGATTAGCATGATGATATTTGTCCTCGTGACACATCACTAGTCTGCCAGTTATAAAAGTACCTGGTGTTAGATAAGAAGCAGTTAACGCAGAATTTAAATTAGTCTTAATTACTTCTGCTTCTGCTATCAGTTCACTTGTTGTCTTTGCCATTTAATTGTCCTTTCAAGTCTGTGATTTCTGCTTTCATAGCATCCATCTCTTCTTTCATTTCACTTATATGTAGCCTCAACTGGTTAACAGCCTGAACTAAAATGGGCGTAATCTTATTGTAGTTAATTGACAGATAATCTGGTTGATCTGGACTGTCAACTGGAAGGTCTGGGTCGTTACTTGCCCTGTTTACACCAACGGCATCAGGTAGTGCCGCCTGAACATCTTGTGCAATAAGACCAATTTCTTCTTTACCTGGAGTTAGATAATCGTATAGTACCGTTGCTTTTTCGTTCCAGTCAAATCGATAAGTAGTCATCTTACCTAGAATTTCTAAGGCTTCATATCCAATAGGACGTAGATTTTCTTTAAGTCTACCGTCTGACCATCCTGCCATAACGTGACCTGGACTATAGAAGTTACGTGATTCAGTATAGTACAACCAGTTGCCATACCCGTTACTATACATACCGCCAAAATAGTGGCCAGCTGTCATCCAAATATTAGATGTGTTATAGTTATAAACTCCATACCAGCCGTTAGTAGAACCTTCTAGTCTCCATGATCCGTATGTACCAGTCTGCGGATACCAGTGTGTTCCACCACCTGAACTAGGAGCATACAATCCCGTAGAGCCGTCGATCTGTAACCATGTGTGTACACGATAGTACGAAGTACCTTCTTGACTTAGAACAGGCGAGCCACTGTAGGTATAAATTTGTGCGGCGGCATACATTGTTCCGCCCATGTCCAACTGCCATCTATTAGCAGCCGCAGACCAGCCACCAATACGTACTACGTTATCAGCATCAAGACCAAAGTTAGTAGCATAGTATCCGCCTCTATGAAGACTCATTGAAGCTGTATAGTTACCTGTTGAATATGCCTGTAGAGCAAAACTGTTACCACTGCCATTATAGTATGTAGCAAAGGTAGAGTTAGCTTGGAAATAGTTATAACTTGTCCAGGTGTTGCTTGAGCCACGGATATCACCAATAAATCCAGGTCCGTTACTCAACTGGTTTAAGTTACTTAGGCTGTTCCACCCGCCTGACGTCCAAACTGGTCCTCCTGATGCATACAGGTATGCCGCACGTAATTCTTTAGAGCCATTACCGCCTTGACCAATACGCACACCTTGTCCACGATAGTAAACAAGTTCTAATGGGTCGCCGTCATATCCAGAATCTACTGTGTCAAAGAACGCAGAGTTGCCGTTGTAAGCAACACCAAGACCGTAGTTACCATCACTAATGCGTCTTAAGGATGTGTATGTTCCGTTGTCAACTAAGAAGCCAGAACCGTTGCTCAACTGGCTTACGCTGGTCAAGTTACTAGAGTCCCAGCTTGTAGCCTGTGTACCTCCACCGTAGTTGTTCTTGTAGATGTACATTGTACCACCTGACCAGAAGAACTGCCATCCGTAACTTGGATTATGGAATCCAGTGTGGTTACTTGTTGGTAGAATCATCAAGTCAACTTGGCCGTTGCTTGCGTCAAATGATAGGCCACCCCAACCGTTACGTGTTCCTGCTATTCTCCAAGAACCATATGATGCGTTATTTGGATAAAAGTGAGCACCATTCAACGAGCTGTATAGTCCATGATAGCCAGTTGTTTGTAACCATGTGTCTAACTGATAATACGAATTACCAAACTTTCCTAAGAATCCTGGACCGTTAGTTAACTGTGATAGATTAGATAAGTTGCCGCTTGACCATAATAGATTGGAATATCGTCCTGTTCCATCCCATTGGGTTTCACTGTCTCGGGCGCTTCTATACCACATGTTATCGTTATACTGGAAATATAACTGAACAGCTGGAGTCGAGCCACCAATACCTGCTAAGTGTAACAATGCAGCAGAGTATCCTGTTTCGCCTACGGTATACCAGCCGCTTGTTAAAGCACCTTCAGTTTGACTACCGCCAGTGATAGAACCTTTGTAAACAAAAGAACTTCCACTTGTAATATATCCAGGGCCGTTAGTCAACTGTGATAAGTTGGTTAGGTTACCGCTATCCCAAACAGTATATGCGCCACCACGAGCATAAACAGGGCCACCACGATAGTAGTTTAGATAAATTGGATATCCACTACCTAAACTTTCAAGATGTAAGTTACCGTTAGTAGTGGCAATCTGTGCGTAAGAGCCGTCAATGCCGTTACCGCCAATTTGTAAGTATTGTGTCCAACTTGAGTTAGGTCCGTATAGTGTTCTGTTATTTCCTTGAACACGCATTTGACCGTTTACATCAAGGTAATAACTCGGAGTTAATGTATTGATACCAACATAGCCGTTAATAGGATCAATACACATACGTTCAACTGGCAAGTCGTTACCTGTACCACTTGTACCTGTACCGGGTTTTGTAGCAAATACTAAGTAGTCACGTTCAGAACCTGGAGTATCATATAATCTAGTACCAATCCATGCCTGAGGAGCGGCATTATAACTTGTGCTATCAGCATTTAATGTTCCACCGGCATAGTTTAACAAGTGGTTAAACGCAATACCACCGTAATAACTGTTGGCCGTTGTTATACGACTTGTTGCCGGTCCTACCTGAGCAGAATATGTTGTTGCATTGATTACACTAGCGCCAGTTCCACTTGAGTGTAACATGTGACTTCCGCCACGGAAATCTAACGGGCTTGTATAGTATGCTGAAACATAACCAGGTCCGTTAGTAAACTGACTCAAGTTAGTTAAGTTTTGACTATCATAGTTTGTACGAATTGGTAAGTCAATATAGTTACCAGACGGAGTAACTACAGTACAATAGTTTGTCCAGGTGCCGCCGCCTACTACCAATTCATAGAAAGATGTTGCTCCTAAAAATGCGCCAAAATAAGCGTATACATCGTAAGTACTTTGATCAACTTGTACTACACGGATAATGCTTGGAGCTGTAGAAGCTTCACCAAATCTTTCAGCAAAACCGTCAGCATAGTATGTTCCTGCGCCACTCGATCCAGCTTGTGCCGAACTTCCGTTACTTGTTTTAAAGTATACTTCCGTCATTTGATCTTGACCGGTGCTAGCATTGTATCCTGACATTGCCGTGATCATCATACGGAAGGCATAACCGCCTTGACCTGTGGCCCAACGACCTAAATAGATCCACTGTGCCGAGCCTGCGTTTTGTCCAATTGTATATTTTAACGCAACACTAGAACTACCAGAGCCGCCACCACCTGTAATAAATCCAGGTCCGTTAGTTAACTGTGATAAGTTAGTTAAGTTACCAGCGTTCCAATCTACATAATAAGCACCATTATAGAAGTATGGTTGACTTCCGGTCGAACTCCAACGGTAACCAGTGTTGGTTCTATCGTTCCATAAGTATGCGTCAGTTGTTGTAAACTGTAGGTATCCGTTATTAGTGCCGCTAGTCTTCATTCTGATATAAGGACTAGTTTGTGTACTGTCTATGATTACAGAATCAGCAACACTTGTATTAAGCGTTAATCTACCAGCAGTATCAAGACCTACTCCCAATGAAGCAGAATCGCCGTTTGGACGTAGAGCAACAGTTGTACCACCAATCCTAACTGGTTGATATGCGCTTGCTCCACGATCATAACCTAATATATACGCAATGCCTCCGCTATATCCGACTTCTAACGCCGGGCCTGTATCCTGTGAACCATTGTACCAACCAGTAGCTCGCATCATACCCGCAGAACTTACGTCTTGCGCTGAACCCAAACTTGTACTTGTTCTAGCATTACCGGTAACGTCAAGTGTATATACCGGAGTTGTTAAGCCACCGACACGCATTTTGCCGCCACCACCTGCGGCATACACTGATCCAGCAACGTATGCCTGTAGTAATACAGAACCACCTGCGGTAGCACTGTCAATTGCTATATCTCCCTGACCATAACCTTTAATGTTAGCAGTTCCAGATGCTCTATCTAGATATAACAAATCACTACGATGATCAGTTAAGTCAATAACGGTACCTGAGCAGATTTGCCAAGTTAGAGGGGCCCCGCCCGACGGAATAGGACTTCCTGATACTGAGAAAAAGTGTGTACTACTAAATGTTCCACTATCACCGCAGATTACAACGTAAACATATTCTTCCCATTTACCTGTTCCAACGTTATTTGTTGCCCAGTAGCTTTGTCCGTTTGTACCAATCGAGTTACTGTGATAGTTAAGTGTATAACCAGTTGCTAGTTTTGCCTTAAATGTTGCCACAAGAATTGCATTAGCACGAGTGCTAGTACCAAAATAGAATCCACCATAGTTAGGACTTTGTCCACTGCCTGTATGTTGAACCTGTAGTACATATCCACTTGTAGTTGGCGTTCCGGCTGGACTGGCAATTCTAGTAACTGTTGTTTGCCCCGTTGCGTTATTATCATATACCGCAACACTATTAACACCACTAAAGAAATTTTCATCTTGGAATATTTTCTTGC